TACCAACGTTCCCAGTGGTAAGTGGGGTGTCAAATGGTGCAACCATATATTATGAACATGAAGCAGGAATAAATCAAACTAATGGTGATGGTACTCAAACAGCAATTACATCGTTTATTAAATCAGGAGAATTTGATTTAAATGGTAGACAAGGTGTACCTGGGGATGGTGAGTTTTTAATGAGCGTAAAAAGATTTCTTCCAGATTTTAAACGTATAAGCGGTAATGCAAAGGTAACTATATTTTTAAATGAGTTTCCACAGGGTACTACAGCTTCGTCAAGTCCTTTAGGGCCTTTTACTGTAAGTTCTTCCACATCTAAAATCGATACAAGAGCCAGAGCAAGATTAGCAGCAGTTCAAATTGAAAATGAAAATGTTGATGAAAGCTGGAGATATGGTACATTCAGATTCGATGTTAGAGTTGATGGCAGACGTTAATGATTTTTAATATATTCGAATTACCTATATTTGTAACAAATATAGAATGTGAAAAAATTGTTTTTCAAAAACAAAAACGATATGACCCAACGTTTCTTTCCCAGGTGAGTTCAACAAAAAGCATGATTGATAAAGAGAACATGCTATCATCAGAGTCAGAGACATATTTAATTCATGTCGCTACTAAACTTTTGAAAGAAAAATACACAAATTTTAAATTATCTTTAATTGATATTTGGACTAACAAATATATTAAAAAAGATTATCAAGAACCTCATATCCACCCTAAATCTCATTTTAGTTTTATTATTTATAAAAAAGTAGAGTCAAGTAAAACATATTTTATTTCTCCTAATAATTATTTAATAGAAAGTTTTTCAATGGAGGGTCTTTTTCCCATGTCACAATCATTAAATTTGAGAAACAATCAAATTGTAATATTTCCAAGTTTTTTAGCACATGGGGTAAAAAATTCATCTAATGAAGAAACAATAGCAGGTAATCTATTATTTCAAAAATTCAATTAATGAAAATACATAATATAAATTGTAAAATTGTTGAAACAGAAATTACTGCGTCTACTGATTTGAAAAATTTGTTAAGCACCATTAAAATCAAAGATAATTTTACAAGTTATAAAGATAAAAAATCCGCTTCAATTCTTTCAGATTTTATAGGCAGGCAATATCGAAATAACCTAACCGATATTATTAATTGTTTTACTGATGTGAAAAAATTAGTTGCATATGAAATAAGTGATTGTTGGGTACAAAAATATAACAACAAAAAACATGATATTCATGTGCATGGAAATAATAATGAAAAATTATCTTTTGTATGGTACATAAATGCATCTCCTGAAAGCTCACCAATAAAATTCTATAATCCTGGTTATCCGTATATGGACCATTGGTCAAAAGAAATACATCCAAATAAAGATAAGTTTTTAATGTTTAATAGCTATATTCCTCATGAGGTTGCTATAAATAAAGATGATGTTAGAATGGTTGTTAGCGGAAACATAGATTTATTATGGCAAAGATAACTATACAAATACCAGAACCTAAAAGAGAATACTCACAAGAAGATCAGAGACAGATCTTACAAGCATTGCGGACTTTGCAGACTCAGTTGAACTTTTCATATGAGAATGATATAAAAAATGATGCAGATGCATTTAATTATTTTTTATCATGACAATACAATATAAGAATCAAGGATTTAAACAGGCAAGCACAGGTAAAACTACAGTTCTAACGTGTCCGACAAATGGGACAATTATAATTAAAAGTATTTACGTTGCTAATAATGATGCATCATCAGCTATCTTAGTAAACATGAACTTAGTAGATTCCTCTGACTCAAGTGCTGAGTATGAATTTTTTAGAGATGATGTTGCAGCTAAAACACAGGTAAATGCAACACCACAAACCCTGAACCTAGAAGCTGGTGATTCAGTTACGGTAACGGCAGCTACAGGTAGTAATAAAATACAGGGCGCGATTAGTTATGCTCTTATAGATAGGTCTCAAGAGAATGGCTAACAGAAAAATTATTGTCCTAGACAATTTTTTAAATCCTGTAGATTTTGCAACAATTTGCGATACCATATTAAATTCAAAATTTACATGGAATTTTCAGTTTTGTCATCTTTTTTTTAAACTCTATCCAAAGTTTTATGTGAGTCCTTATTTTTCATTATTGAGTCCTATGTTAGAGCGATTAAAAACTAAATCCTTACTTAGGATAAAGGCTAATTTGAATGTGCCTACTGATAAACCTATTGAACATTGTTATCATACCGATGTAGATGGAAAAGGATCAGAGGATTACTATAGTGCATTACTATATTTAAATGATAATAATGGTGGAACTAAAATTAAAGACCAACCTTTTATACAAAGCAAAGCAAACAGAGTTCTGATATTTCCTTCGAATATAGAACACACTGGAGTTTCTCAAACTGATACAAAACATAGAGTTTTAATTAACACAATATTTACAAAAAAAGATGGCTAAAAAGAAACCTTTATACGGTGTAAACAATTATCATAAACGAACACCAAAAAAACGTCCTGGGCAACACGCTAAAAGTTATAGTAAAAGAAAACCCCATCGTAAAAAGTATCGTGGACAAGGGCGTTGATTTAATGTATTAAATTCAAATGACTGTTTTTCAAAAAATAAAATGCAAGACCAAGACTATTTATAGGAGTATAAAAACTGGTGAAAGATATGAGACTGAAGAAGCTTTTCTTGCAGAACACCCTAAAGAAGATCTAGCCACTGATGTTGAAGTGCAGGTTCCTGATCTTCCTTTATTTAGTAAGACACAAAAATGAAACCATTAGGTGGAACAGAACTACAACACAATTTTTTAGAACAATATGTATCTAAAGATTTACTTGATAAGTTTCAAATATGCACTTCTGTGCCAGGCAAAGTACCATTATCAAAAGAAAAAATTAATGTGTTATGGCAAAAAATGGCACCTGATCAACCCCACTTTCAAGAATTTTTTAAGAGCGAAGAACAGATTAATCAATATGATTATTATGTTTTTAATAGTCATTGGAACTATGAACAGTTTAGAAAAACATTTAAATTACCTGAACACCGTTGCACAGTTATAAAAAACGGAATACCTGATATTGTGAAAAGAGATCCTGAGCCTAGAAGAGATAAGATTAAATTAATATACCACCCTACTCCTTGGAGAGGGTTGTCTGTATTATTAGGAGCTATGCAACTCATAAACAACCCTAATATAATATTAGATGTTTATAGTAGCACTCAAGTATACGGTGATGACTTTAAAAAAGATAATGATAATAGATACAAAAGTTTATATGAACAAGCGGAAAAATTACCTAACGTAAATTATATTGGATACAAACCCCATAATTATATATTAGAAAATTTAAATACCTATGATGCTTTTGTATATCCTAATATATGGGAAGAAACTTTTTGCATATCAGCACTTGAAGCTTTAGCATGTGGTCTGTACGTGGCAACAACGGACAACGGAGCACTATACGAAACATGCACTGAGTTTCCTATTTATATACCTTACGATAGAAATTGGGAAAATCTAGCTAAACAATTTGCTGCCGTGATAGATGGTATAGCTGGACAAATTAACACTGATGGTTGCAAAAATCATTTAAGATTTCAACAAACCTTTTTCAACCATTTTTACAATTGGAAAACAATAGCTGGTCATTGGAATGGTTTTTTACAAGGAGCACTACAAAATGTTAAAAGCACTTAAAAAAAGATACGAGGCACAAATAGCTGAAGCATCAACAACTATTGAAATATATCTAAAAAATTCTGTTGGTATAGGTGAACACCCACAACATTTAGATGAAATAGATAAACTTTTAGAAAAAATTGTTAATGCAGAGGAGAAAATTAAGTTAATTGATAGATGGGTATGACCAAATTTGCAATTAAAATAATAGCAAATAAAATTGCTCGTTTAAAACTTCCTGATTTAATCATCAAAGAATTAGATATATGGAAGCAGGAATGCGATAAAATAAAAAAACATCCTTTAGGATATTTAAGAAATCATGAAAACTCTGGG